CTTGGTACAAAATACTGCAAGTTTAGTTATCGATACTTATATTGCTATCGGTAATGAACTGATGTTTATCAAAGAAATTGAGAACAATCATATTACCGTTAGACGTGGTGAAGATGGAACAACCATAGATACTCATATAAATGGTGATACAATTGACGCAGTAAATGCTCAAGATGATGCTCTAGTTGAACTTGGTGATGACTTTGGATTCAGTGAGCAGAGGTTTGAATTACCAGACTATAGAACTTACAGTCCGACAAAAGGAGTAGATGTATGAGTAAATTTGATGACATAGATGAATTTTTGGACATCGAACCAGTTGATGATCCAAAAAATAACAAAGTAGAAAAAATAGAGAAAAAAGACGACCCAACCCTTGATTATGAATATTCGAGGGGTAATTTATATTCACTAATTGAAAAAGGTCAAGAAGCAATTAATGGTATTTTAGATGTGGCACAGGGAAGTGATCATCCTAGAGCATATGAGGTTGCTGGTCAATTAATTAAAAGTGTTGGAGATACAACTGACAAATTGATTGATCTTCAGACAAAAATGAAAGAATTAAAGAAAGAAGAAAAAGACTCACCAAAAACAGTTAATAATGCATTATTTGTTGGGTCAACCTCTGAACTTTCAAAGTTATTGAAAAACGGAGTTCTAAATAATAAGGTAGAAAAGGAAGAAGAATGAAGTCATTCAAAGAATTTGTACAAGAAAGTAGTTTAACAAGACTGAAGAGTAAGTCAGATAAGGGAGGTATGGCTATTCTTTCTGGAAGTCGTGGTGATAAATCTGCAAAAGAAAATCGTGCAAGAGCAAAGCAATTAGATAAAGATATTCGTGGCAAATTTGGAAAAGGTGCAACAAAAGTAACTGGAAAATATCTAGAAAAAGATGAAAAAACTGGCCAAGAAAAAAAAGTAAAGGAAAGAAGTCACGTTGTAACTTCTGGTAAAATGGGGAAGAGAAAGTTTAAGAAAGCAGTCAAAGCACTTGGTAAAAAATATGACCAAGATGCAGTTATTACACAAACAAAAGGTGGTGGGGGTGCTACTCTGAAAAGAACTCGTAAAGGTGGATTACCAAAAAGAAATATACCTATTGGTAAGATGAAACCTCAAGGTAAAAATCCAGAGGCAGAAACTCAAATTAAGGGTAAGACATTTACGTATGAATCATACCTTCGCATTCAGGAAAGAGGTAAAACATATACAATAGTTCTTAACTGGAGGGGCAAATTAATTACAACTCAAATGTTTATTGCATCATTTAAGAGACCATCAAAGTCAGAAATGACTGCAGAAGTGCAAAAGGTATATCCAACAGCAGTAGTAATGTACTTCAGCCCGTCAACTGTAGATCCATCAAAACCGATGTTGTTTGCTGGACAAGAAACGTAAATTGTTATGAGTGAAGTCTATCTTGGTAATCCTAATTTAAAAAAAGCAAATACACCAATTCAATTTTCTGCAAAGCAAATTGAAGAGTTTTTAAAGTGTAAAAATGATCCTGTGTATTTTGCACAGAAATATGTAAAGATTGTTTCTCTTGATGAGGGTCTCGTACCATTTAAACCATATAAGTTTCAAGAAAAATTAATTAAAAGATTTCATAAGAATCGTTTTAATATTTGTAAGATGCCTCGTCAGACTGGTAAGTCAACAACTGTGGTTTCTTATTTGCTTCATTATGCTGTGTTTAACGATAGTGTAAATATTGGTATACTAGCAAATAAAGCTGCAACTGCAAGAGAATTATTAGGAAGATTACAGACTGCATATGAAAATCTTCCAAAGTGGATGCAACAAGGTGTGTTAGTATGGAACCGTGGATCACTGGAGTTAGAAAATGGATCAAAAATACTGGCAGCATCTACCTCTGCATCTGCAGTTAGAGGTATGTCTTTCAACATTCTTTTTCTGGATGAATTTGCCTTTGTTCCTAATCATATTGCTGACTCGTTCTTTGCCTCTGTATATCCTACTATCACTTCTGGTAAAAAAACCAAAGTCATCATAGTTTCTACTCCACATGGTATGAATCATTTCTACCGATTGTGGCATGATGCAGAAAGAGGAAAGAATGAATATACACCGACTGATGTTCACTGGTCTGAAGTACCAGGTAGAAATGCAAAGTGGAAAAAACAAACAATCGCAAACACCTCAGAACAACAATTTAAAATTGAGTTTGAGTGTGAGTTCTTAGGGTCAATTGATACTTTAATTGCACCAAGTAAACTTAAATCTTTAGTCTATGAGAATCCAATACAACAAAATGCAGGATTAGATATTTACATCCCACCAGAAAAAGGTCATGATTATTTGATGACAGTTGACGTTGCAAGAGGAGTTGGGGAAGATTACTCTGCATTTGTTTTAACTGATATTACAGAGTTTCCTCATAAAGTTGTAGCTAAGTATCGAAACAACGAAATAAAACCTATGCTATTTCCAAATATCATATATGAAGTAGCAATGAATTATAATAAATCTTTCATACTTTGTGAAGTAAATGACATTGGAGATCAGATTGCTGCGATATTAAACTTTGATATGGAGTATGAGAATCTTTTGATGTGTTCAATGAGAGGTCGTGCTGGCCAAATTGTAGGACAAGGATTTAGTGGAAAGAAAACTCAACTCGGAGTTAAGATGTCAAAGACAGTTAAAAAGGTTGGTGCTTTAAATCTTAAAACTATGATTGAAGAAGATAAGTTGATATTTAAAGACTATAATATAATATCTGAACTTACCACATTTATATCAAAGAGCAATTCATTTGAGGCTGAGGAAGGATGTAATGATGATTTAGCAATGTGTCTTGTAATTTATGCTTGGTTAGTTGCACAGGATTATTTCAAAGAACTTACCGATCAAGACGTAAGAAAAAGATTATATGAGGAACAAAAAAATCAAATTGAACAAGATATGGCACCATTTGGTTTTATATCTGATGGACTAGACGATACATCATTTGTTGACAGTGATGGAGATTTGTGGCATACTGATGAATATGGAGATCGTTCTTACATGTGGGAGTATCGGTGATGAAAAATCCATTTAAGCATGTTAAATTGAAAAGATTATTATCAAAATCATTTCCAAATAAAAAAATAACTATCATAGATAACAAAGACGGAACACAATCAATCTTTATACTCTAATGGAAAATACTGAAGAGTTTGGTTTTAGTTTAGAACATTTACTCTTTGAAGAAAGAAAGTGTAGAGTATGTGGAGAAACCAAAGACTTAGTTAATGAGTTTTATTTGATTCGTAAAAATAAAAGAAATTTCCCGTCTGGATATTCTTATGAATGTAAGATATGTACAGTCAAAAGAATTGTTAAAAATAGAAAGAAAAATAAGGTATTCACTGAATGGACATATCCAGATTGGTAATGTTCATGCATTGTTTCCCCAATGTAAAAGTAGCAAATAATAAATACTTTTAGTAAAATTGAATCTTTTATAAAGAGGGAAAGACATGTCGCTTAACTTAGTATCTCCTGGAGTCAAGGTAAGAGAAGTTGACTTGACTATCGGTAATATATCTGGAGCACAAGAACTGGTCGGAGCGATTGCTGGCCCATTTGAAAAAGGCCCCATAGATGTACCGATATTGATAGAGAACGAGCAAGATCTTATAGCAACTTACGGAAAACCATTAGAAACAGACGGACAATTTGAATATTGGATGACTGCATCATCATACCTTTCATATGGTGGTGTTTTAAGAGTCTTAAGATCCGATAGCACAAATTTAAACAATGCAAATGCTGGTGTTAGTATTGCATCAACAACTGTAAAAATCAAATCATATGATGATTACACAGCAAATTACACACTTGCTTCTGATTGGTTTTATGCAGCAAAGAATCCTGGTACTTGGGGTAATGGATTAAAAGTATTCACAATTGACAACTTTGCAGACCAAGTAATTAGTGGTGTAGGAACTGCTGGTATTACAGTTGGAATGGGTGTAACACAGGTAATAACTGGAAGAACTCGTGTTGGGCCAGGTACAGAAACAACTTATGGTTCAGGTTTTGTGAGAGGAATTATAACTGGAGTTGGAACTGCTGCTGGTGCAGGAATCGGAACTGACGCAGTTACAGTTAAGGTTGTAGATAGAGTAACTGCTGGTGGTATTGTTTCAGCAACAAATTATGATGAACTTAAGTTCTTAACATCGACATCAGAAACAGAAACTACAAACGTATCAACAGGAATTGGAACAACATCAGGTATTGTTGATACTGCTTTTGATATTACAATCACAGGAATCACTACAACTTCTGCCTCTGC